CTGATTCCTCAGAGGCCCACAAAAAGCTTGTGCTTCTTGTCTTATGGCTCAATTGCCCTGTGCATCTGAGTCGTGAGTTAAGAAACCCCCGCGCCAAGAAACTAACTATCACCATCACTGGGTAGTTAGAAAGGTAATAAGGAGGATGAGGAGGGTTTAAATCCTCATACAATCCTTATAGACCTTTGCCACACCTCTTTTCGAGGACCTACTCCCCTTCTCTAGATTTATTTAGATTAGGAAAGAGGGGTTCAAGGTTTTCTTCTTTATAGTATCTTCAGGAGAGCTTTAAGCTCCCGCCTGGTCTTTGACCAGTTTTGCGATATGCAAAGACCCAAATTATTTAAATATCATGAAAAATTCTTTCCATAAAAATAAATTAAATTTGGCGTCTCAGAGCAGATCCAAAGTCTGAAGTGATAATCTTAAAGAGCGTATTAATACACTCACTAAGGTTATCAACTCTAAATTGAAAACAATGAACGGTCTGGTCTTTAGAAATAAGGGCCGCGGTCTCATCACTACTATACTTTGTATAGTACGAGGAGTCCGCCCTCGCTCATCCAAATCTGTTGTGAAACAGGTATCTGGGTTTAGTTTCCGGTGTTACCGGATAGCTAAACATAGTGGTTTAAAAGGTCTTGTTCTGTATTTAAAAGCTTGCCAGGTGCTACTACAGCAATGTGTAGCAGGGTATAGAGTAGTTGACTTGTCGGAACTTAAAGTACGCCCTTCCCGTAATAGGGCAGGGGTTCCTTTAATAATTCCGGCTGGGGTAAGGGTCTTAATATCTAGGAATAGAGATATCCCTAGTATAAGACTTTGAATGACATTATTAGGCCTGTATCGGATATTAGAATTTAGGGGTAAATTATCCCTAAGTACTATAACTGATCCAGGTCCTAGTCTTGATCATTTCTTACCTGTTTGAGAGAATTTCCTTAGGGAATCTTTCAAACCTCAATTATCATCTATGCTTAAGTTTCCTGATTTATCAGGACCTAAGCTGTTTCCCATCTTAAAGTCAGGCCCTACGGCCATGACTTTAGATGATCCACCTGGGACTTCTTATACAAATTCCTCAGTTAGATCCTTAGTAATAGCAGCACGTGTCTGACTTCGTAAGTCGTCAGACAATACTCTATTGGAGGCTCTAAAGCGATTTCTTCCTCAAGTAAAGGACTCTTCGACCTTTATCTCTCGTCTTCAAACTGTTGCTATGGTGTCAAATGAACGAATTGATTCGTTTGACTTCTCAAAATTGAACCTTGGGGCAACCCGGTATAAACCGGAGCCTGCAGGTAAAGTTCGAGTTTTTGCCATGGTTGACGCTTGAACACAGTGATTGCTCCATCCTCTGCATATCTGGCTCTTTAAAATTTTAAGAGCGATACCACAAGATGGAACCTTCGATCAGATGAGTCCGATTCTCCGTCTTCAGTCTCAATATGGAAGTAACCCAAAAGGGTTGTTTTCTTCAATTGACCTGAGCGCGGCTACTGACAGACTTCCGATATCACTTCAGGTTAGCTTACTCAAGGTTCTATTAGAGGATCTTGTTCCGGACTCTCAGCAATTTGCTGAGGCCTGGAGGGATCTTTTAGTAGGACGTAAATACTCCACAGGTTTAAACCGAGCAAAGAGCCGGATCTCTGAGTTCACCATTCCTGGTGATACTCCAGATTCAGTTTCTTATGCTGTTGGTCAACCAATGGGGGCTTTATCTTCTTGAGCTATGCTAGCACTTACTCATCACGCAATGATGCAATTTTCAGCATCACAGTGTGGAAGTAAGGAATGATATTCGGATTATGCAGTACTTGGGGACGATGGTGTCATTAAAGGTACTAATCAAACTCTTCGATACCGAGCTTTACTTCAATTAATTGGAGTGAAAGCTGGTTTAGCAAAATCTATTCTTTCTAAGAATAAGTTTGTTATTGAATTTGCGAAAAAGTTCTTTGTGGATAATGTGACAGCTAATATGCTCCCTTTCAAAGAGAGTATAGCTACTCGTTGTTCCACATCCTTAATCGTGGAATTCATTCGAAAGTATGATTTGTCTCTAAATGCAATTCTATCGTTTTTAGGTTATGGGTATAAATCTAAAATCAGAGTCTATAAGACTTTGTATTTTAAATTACCGACTAGACTTAGAGTCTTACTAGTATGATTTTCTCATCCTAGTAGTCCTTTAGGTACTTCTTCATATCGAAAGTGGCTATTGCAAAAATCGTGAACTGAGAGTTTTGAACCCTCGGACTCTGCGATCAATGCAGTATCCGCTATCCTTGCTAGAAAGAATAATGAAAAATTCAATTCTATCTACAAAGATTTTCTTCGGTATATTGAAGATCTAGCTAATACATCTAAGAAATTAGATGCGGTTACCCCAATTCCTATAATATCTATGGCATCCCTTAATGGTTCAGATGGTGCCACGGTTACAACAAATGTACCGTGAAACGCTGTTCTGAGCCCAGAACTTCATTCTTCAGATATAGATTATGATTATCTGTCTGCTTGAAATGAAGGAGGGATGTCCAATCATGGGTACCGCTTTGAGAAGTTAAAAGATCTCAAAATTGGTATCGATGTTTGGAAATTGCATGATGAGTTTCTTGTCGAGATGTCCCGTATTTCAGTCCCTCCTGTCGTTACGACAGATGGAAAACTGACTATGGAACGTGCCGACGTGTTATCTCTTCAATGCGCCACATACTTTGCTTTAGACGATCTGAGGGCTAAGGTCCCCGAAGAATTCTGACAAGAATCTCGGGTATCTGAGAGACCTTTTAGGGACTTCTTATCAATTTATAAATATTGACAAGAGTCTACTAAACCACTATGGTCTGAATTTTATGGGAAGGATTTATCCTTACCCCAAAAAGATTCAAAACCTAAGATTGAGCGAGGTGATAACATAGAAGGGCCGGTCCAGGACATGATTCCCTCAGGATTCGATTGAAAATCTCTGATAGGGTTTATAATAGGAGTAGTCCTATCATTTTTAATGATGGAATACTTCTTCGGCACTCCGGACGTCGCGGGTTCGAATCCGCTAGTATACAGCAGGGTGTTAGATCCATCGGAAATAAATCCGATTGTCTGATATCGCGCTGGGTACTACACCTATCCTTGATGGACGTGGTGAACAATGGGTGCTGGAACGTTAAGTCTCTTATACTCACTTGTATTTGAGGTGAACTGGAGTTATTTTGCTCCTGTCATCTCATCTACTGTAGAGGTGGGAACTAGTATTCCGGTGATCGTAACAGATCTCTCTCCGGCCTTAGGGCCAGTGAGCGGAGTTCTAGTTAACACGACACAGGTATTAGAACCTATGAGTATCAGTCAGTTAAACTTGGTCCAAGTTCAACTTGGTAATCAAGCGCTGCTTGATAACTTAGCAATCTCTCCTATCGGGGATCTTTGAAAAGATCCATGATAGTTATGTCACACCGGTTACTTCATTTACAGGTTAATAACTGTAAAAGAAAATTTTCGATGCGCATCTGAGCGCCAAGCTCTTAGGTGAATTCCAGGGAATTTAACAATTCCTTGGAGGGGTGCCTAAG